CAAATAAAACACCGAAGAAGATAAGACATTTCAGCAAGGAGAAATTTAACAAAACTCAAATGGAAGTATTCAGCATTGCTTTTATGCTGCAAGGATTAGAAATAGAAACATTCAATGACTGTTTAAATTTCCTAATTGAAAATGGAGAGAAATACACTCAGGGCAAGTTTGAAAAAAGAAAAGAGTATTTGGAAATCCTAAAACAATTGGGAGAGAATTTCGCACAACTAAAAAACGCATCAAAGCAATTTTATTCCGAAGCTGCTAAACTATACGCCAATGAAGATGAACGTAAGCAAGCATTTTTAAACCTACAGGAAGACCTCAGTGCTTTAAAATAAAGAGTAAAAGAGGGAGAGCAGTAAATGGCAGCAAAAAATAAAACATACAAAGGAACGCTTGTTACGCTCTCAGCAATGGTAGATAAAACAAAACTTTCATACAATGCAATATGTTCCATTTTGAAAACAGTAAATGGAAAACCAATTTATGATCAAAGCCTTGAAAGAGTAATTGGCTTCATAAAAAATGCTACTTTAAAAATCAAAGAAAAAAGAATCGATGCGGAGTTTATTTTAAACGAAGAAGGAATGGAAGAAATAGAAAACAGCCTTCACTATAATTATGTTTCCGCCGGTTATTTGGTAAAAAAATCAGAGTATAATGTAAAAAGTAATTTAAGAATCATTCATGATTGCGAATTGGTTTTCTCTTCATTTCTTTCGTATCCAATAACTTTTGACCAATTAGAAGTTTTACCAAAAGAAAAATTCAATTTAAAATACGAAGAAAAAGTAAATGACAAAAATTATAATCTTTCGTAATAAACAAAGGCAAAGGCAAGCTGAAGCTATAACAGAACACAAACAGAAAAACGAAATGATTATTTCTACAATAGAAAAGCGTTTGACTGGTATGGTTTCAGCTTTAACATTTGAAAGCGAAGATGAACTCAAAAGGTATAAGGAGGCCAAAAGAGAAAAACCTAATGAAGTGCATATAGTAAAGAAGAATATTGAGAGGGGGAAAATAATCAAATATGGATACCGGGAGGATAAGAAAATATTTAAGTGACAGCGGATACTCTTCCTATCAAATAAATAAATATCTCTTCACTCAGGAAAGTGAAAATGCTCTTCGTACGGTAGCAAAAGCGGCATACAGGGATGGCGCAAAACACATGATAGCTTTTATGTTGCGTAAAATTTTTGGTTTCAGTGAGAAGATAATGCATCCAAAAGAAAAACCAACAAACAATCCAGAAGAACAACCTGAAAGAAAAGATTTTAAACAACCATGCGATAAACCTGAAGAACAACCAAAGGGAGAAATTCCTTGCACCTGTGAAGAACATGATATCGTTCATTGGTACACCTCAAAGATAATGCAGGAAGCAAAAATTAAATGACAGCTATACCCAAAAATACGGCTCCAGATTATCAGAAGTATTACAAGGGAAATCCGTTCACCAAAAAGAGTGTGATGCAAATTCTTGTAGAAGAATATGGAGTCGAACAAATTTTAAAAATGTTAACCGAAGAGGAAAGACAACTCCTCTTTTATTGTTGGCGAGTATGGGGTCGCCCGGAGCAATTGTCTCCAGCTTGGGAATGGATTGTCTGGATTTACCTTGCCGGACGTGGTAGTGGCAAAACAAGAAGTGGAGCTGAATGGGTCAGAGAACAAGTAAAACGCGGTCATAAAAGAATTGCTTTCGTTGCTGCTACTGCCGCTGATTACCGTGATACTATGGTGGAAGGTGATAGTGGAATACTTGCTATTTCTCCACCGTGGGACATGCCTGATTGGGAGCCTTCAAAGAGGAAAGTCACTTTTAAAAATGGTGCCAAATGTTATTGCTTTTCGGCAGAAAAACCTGATCGTCTTCGAGGTCCTCAGTTTGAAAAAGCATGGTGTGATGAATTGGCCGCATGGGGTCGTTTGCAGGAGACATGGGATAACCTCATGTTTGGCCTGCGTTTAGGAAGTAATCCACAAGCTATGGTGACAACGACCCCTCGGCCTCTTTCATTAATCAAAGAACTCGTAAATGATAGTCGCAATGCAGTTTCACGCGGTAGCACTTACGATAACATCGCAAACTTGGCAGAGAATTTCTTTCGCTATATTATAAAGAAGTATCAAGGAACACGCCTTGGAAGACAAGAAATTGAAGCGGTTATTTTAGAAGATAATCCAAATGCACTTTTCAAAAGAGAACTCATAGATCAGCATAGAATTACTTCAGATCAATTACCTGATCTCGAAGATGTTGTCATTCCTTTGGACCCTGCTGTAACGGACGGAGATAAAAGTGATGATACTGGAATCATACCTTGTGGAATGGCAACAATAGATGATATGGAACATTACTACATTTTAGGAGACTATACTATCCACGGTAAACCTCATGAATGGGGTGAAATGGCTTTGAAGTGTTATAGTCTTTTTCATGCGAATAAAATTGTGGGCGAAGTAAATAATGGCGGAGACATGATAGAGCATGTTATCCGCACTATTAAAAAGAATAAGAAAAAAGGTATTCATGTTTCCGGTTATAACGTACCATATGAAAGTGTTCGGGCAACGAGGGGCAAATGGTTACGAGCCGAACCAATTTCTGCTTTAAGCGAACAAGGAAGATTACATATTGTGGGAAGTCTTCCTAAGCTCGAAGATGAAATGTGTGAATGGCAGCCAGGAGAGAAAAGTCCTGATCGCTTGGATAGTATGGTTTGGGGAATTACTGCTTTGAGCGAAGGCGGAGATAAAATTTTCGTAGCATAAAAAAAATAGCGCCGGATAGGTAATAGCGACATTGGGTTTGACTTCTTTCTGCGGCTGTCAAATCCTGGCTTGCGGTGTCGCAACCTCCTCTAAAAAATCCTGATTCGAAGCATTCCGCCCAAATGTCTTTGACAGGTGATCCGCCTATTCCGGAGGGTGGGATGGCGCGCAGTTCGTAACTGCCGCTGGGAACTAATTTTAAACGGGTCATTTAGGAAAGAAAAAATGTGGAAGAAAATAGTTACAGGAATAGGAACAATAATTCTCATGGGAAGTATTGTTTCTGGATGGGTTTGGGTTGATAGTTATTTTGCCAAAGCAAATATCGTAGAAATCATAGAAGCAAACGCTATCGATATTCGTATCAATACTTTGAAAGACGGCATCCGGTGGTATCAAGATCAAATGGCATATATAATGTCTCGATGCGGAAAAAGAAATCCAGAAGAATTACCGGAACATGCTTATAAAACCTACAAGGATTACGAAGAAAAGAAAAAAGAAATGGAGAGGGAATTAGAAGTTTTAATGCGAAAGAGGAATGGTATTTAAAAAGGAAGGGGAAAGATGAAAATTGAAATTGAGATACCAGATTGGGCAGCTGAAAGGCAATTAACACTTTTGGCAGGAGTAGAATTGGTAGCGCGAAAAAGTCCAAGGGAAGATTACTGGGAAATCAAAGATCAAAGATGTAATTTTTGCGGCATGTGCTGTCATGATTTTCCAACCTCACCATACGGAAATGATGACGAAGGAAGATGTAAAAAAGTTTTCAATGATAATGGCAAATGGAAATGTATGGCTGGAACAAAAAGACCTTATAACTGCTTAATGGACCCATCAGAAGAAGACTTTTGTTGTATCACTTATATCAAAGGGTAAAGTGAAAAAGTATGGGCACATATAACATAGAGTATTTTGAAAATTCCCGGATATTAGATGCCAATGAAGGCGATCTTGGAGCTGGAAATGATAATGAAACTATTGGTTATGTGGATCCCGGAACGCAGTTAATCCTTGCCGTAGCTGTAAGGGAGGGAGCTTGCCGCAAGGCAACAGGAAGCCAACAACTTCGATTGTATTTTGATTGTGATCATACTGGTGATTGGGTAGCAGTCGCTACAGGTCAACATATTATTCCGGGAAGTAATACTTCGCTTGTAGATGGCGCTTCAGTTTCTCAGCATGTAAATACAGGTCCCACAGGGGATTGTACTTCCGGCTTTGAAGCTACAGGAAAAGAAGTTGAAGGCGTAAATACTTCGGATGCTTTCGCAATATCTGCGGATTATTATACAGAAGTTCATTTCGCAATCGACACTACAAATTGCCCACTCAGTGATGATATTACTTTCTGCATTTATAATGTTGATTCCGGTGTAACACTCACCAATTCAGCTGAAACCAGTCTTACTCTCGGAGCAAGCATTTCAATTCGCAATGCCCTAAGTGGTGTTCACATAAATGCTCCAACTGGAAACATAGAGAAAATTCCCACTGACACTTTCAGCTTTACTATTCAAGCCGAAGAAGATGGTGGAACTGCTCCGGCTAATTATATGCTGATCTGGGAATGGGATCAAGGGACTGGTAATTGGCAACAGATTCCAACAAGTGGTTCCGCTTTAACTGCAAACGATACTTGGGAACAGGTCACTGTTACAGGACTACCTGAGAAGACAAGAACAATCACTTGTAATACTCTCGGCACTTATCAAATACGCGGAAGAGTTTCGTATGGTGGTTTAACAAATGGTTTCGTTTCATCTGCTTTAACTGTTTCCGTTGTGGAATCCACTGGAACCACATATCAGGGCGCTTGCGCGGATGGCGTAGATATGTCAGATGTTTCATCTTTACTTCTTACGCTTGGTGCTTTATCTTCTGATGGTATTGATCTTTCTGATATTCCATCTTCCCTTATGAAACTTTATGGAACGGCAGAGGATGGGTTTGATCTTTCTGAATTAATATCCGGTTCCATCCTTCTTCTTGCTTCCTCTTCTGATGGGGTTGTGCTATCAGAAGAAAGATCAATATCCCTTATGTTAAATGTTGATGCCGCAGATGGGATAAGTTTTTCGGAAGCAATCGATGTTATAAAAACTCTTGGCGGCTTTGCGGAAGATGGCGTGGATGTTTCGGATGCAAATTCCGTGATTGCTGCTATCATTGCTTCTGCCGAAGATGGGTTGAGTCTGTCTGAAGATTTGGCAAGGGCATTAATCACCGCCGCAATATCTGAAGATATTGTAGATATTTCAGATATACCATCAAGCATCGCTTCTCTCTTTGCTTCGGTAGAAGATGGAGCGGATCTCAGTGAAGATGTTTCTGGATTTTTAAATCTTTTATCTTCAGTTCAAGATGGGGTATCATTCAGTGAATTAATAGGAAGAGTAGCGACGTATCGTGGTGTTTCTTCTGACGGGATAAGTACGGCTGATGGGGATTCCAATATTGCAAATTTTGTATCGAATGTATTGGACGGTGCAAATATTGGTGAGATTGTATCTTCAATAGCGAAGTTTTTCGTTCAGTCAAACGATGGGGTAAATCTTTCGGATGATTCCAACATTACTCTCAGTCTTCAGGTCGATGCGGCTGATGGAATTACTTTGATTGAGAGCGTTGATCCAATTCAACATTTCGGGGGGATTGCAGAAGATACGATGCGATTTTCTGAAACCCTTCAGGGCCTTGGTTCTTTCTTTGGATCTTCTTCCGAATCCATGAATATATCTGACTATCCCCAAGCGATAGCGGATCTGCTCGTTCAGACGCAAGACGGTTTTACTTCTTCTGATGTTGCTTCTGCGGTTTTGAATTTGGCGGCATTGATAGAAGATGGAGTTGTGATATCTGAAACAATAACTGCTGCAATTATCTTGGGGACAATATCAGCAGCTATTTCTGATGGGATTGATTTTTCTGATCAACCAATAGTGGATGCCTTTTATAGAAGATTAGTTCAAGATGGAACGAAGATATCAGACATCGACAGCATCCTTAAAACATTAAATGGATTGGCAGAAGATGAATCGATTTTTTCAGAAATATCAAGCGCTATTCAAAATATTCTGGCATCATTAGGGGAACAGATTGTTCTTTCAGAAATATCAAATGCTATTCAAAGTATTTTGGTGGCGTCGGAGGAACAGATTGTTCTTTCAGAAACATCAAGTACTATTCAAAATATTTTGGGATCTTCAGAAGAAGAAATTGTCCTTTCAGAAATATCAAGCGCTATTCAAAATATTTTAGGATCTTCAGAAGATCATGCAATTCTTTCAGACATAACGAGTGCTATTCAAAATATTTTGGGATTGGCAGAAGATCACACAATCCTTTCAGACATATCAAACGCAATTATAAGCATCCTTGGTTTGTCGGAAGATGGAACAATAATATCTGATTCCGGATTAATTCATGTTATACGGCATGGAATTTCTTCTGATTCTGCTGATCTTTCCGATGTTTCCTTGGTCCTTGCGGCATTTTCTTCGCTGATATCAAACGGGATTTCTGTTGGAGATATTCCTTCAGCCTTGGCGAAAATCTATGCTTCTTTGGCGGATCAAGTAGCACTTTCAGAGACAATAATATCTGATGTACTCGCTGGAGGAATAATATATGGGTGGTTAGTGGATTCTATCCGAATCTCAGATCAATCAACAAATTGGGCTTCCTTTATTGCGCAGTCAGAAGAAAATGCCGTTATTTCTGAAACGATAAATGGAATTGCTTCTCTGATATCGGAAACTATTGATGGGATTGAATTATCAGAAGCAAATTCTATTATCAAGATGATACTGGCGGAAGCTGAAGATGGTTCTTCGATCTCTGAAGTCATTCAAGGATTGGTGAAAAAGTTCGGTTCTTTGGATGATGGACTTTTGCTTTCGGATATATCTTCCAGATTTGCTTCTCTGATTGTGCAAGCAAATGATTATGCTTTGGTTTCGGATATATCTTCTTCCATTGCTTCATTGATATCCAGCTTGGCTGATGGGGCTTCCTTTTCGGATATCACAGATGGGGTTCGAAGGTATCTTGTCGGGGTTCTGGATGGTGTAGAAATTTCTGAATCTATTATTGGGAGCTTAATTCTTCCTGTCATTTATGGAGTGGTGGCAGATGCTCTCGATCTTGGAGATTCATCTATTCCGACAATTAACTTTCAAGTTCAGTGTTCTGATTCAGCGAGTGTTTCTGATACAACGGCATCAATTATTCAGAAGATTGGAACGGTTTCGGAGATATTCAAGTTAAGTGATATTGTAGTTCATTATCTTCCAAATGGAATCGTGAAGGTATCTGTTAGTTCAAAAAGAGCAAACATAATCATCACGGTCAGTAGGCCGGATGTAAATATAACGGCCAGAACGGAATAACAAAAAGTTGATTCCGGCATGTGTATTAAACCAATGAAGTAAATAAGAAAAAGGAGAAGAAGAATGAAACAAGGAATGAGAGTCGGCGGTGTTTTTACGGTTAAATGTTTTGGCCCGGATGGGAAATTGAAGTGGGAAGATATTGCGAAGAATTTGATCACTAACGAAGGCTTGGATCACATTCTTGATGTTCTTCTCACTGGATCCGGGGAAAGCCAAGTTGATCCGTGGTATGTCGGTTTGAAAAATACCGGCACTCCGGCGGCTGGAGATACATTGGCTGCCCATGCAACGTGGACGGAAAATGCCAACTACACCGGTGACCGGAAAGAATATGTTGATGTTGCTTCTTCCGGTCAAAGTATTACCAACGCGGCCAGCAAAGCTTCATTTTCTATCGACACCAACTCCCAGACGATTGCTGGAGCTTTTCTTTGCTCCGCCCAGACCGGCACATCAGGTATTCTTCTTTGCGTGGCAGATTTCACCGGCGGTGATAAATCGGCGGATAGCGGAGATACTCTGGAAGTGACCTATGTTATCTCAGCTGCGGATGATGGATCCTAATTAACTTCAGAAGAAAATTCTTTCGTTAATTGATAAAAATAAGGAGCAGGGGAAATGGCAATAAAACTTGAAACGTCTGCACGAGAAGAGGGAACTTACGTCATCACTTGTTCTTTTACAGATGAAGAAGGACAGGATGTCGTTCCAAATAATAATCTTGTTTGGACTTTGAAAAATCGTGCAGGAGAAGTAATCAATGAAAGAGAAAATATATCCATTTCCCCTGCTACTTCTATCACAGTAGTATTGTATGGAAACGACCTTTTACTTCCAGATGAAAAAGATTTCTTTCGTATATTTTTAATAGAAGGAACTTATAATTCTTCACTTGGAAATGACTTGCCAATTAGGGAAGCAGCAGAATTTCCAATATCCAATATTTAAATTGACTTCCATTGTTTCCACTTAAATTTTGGAATGGGAACAAATAACTTTTAAAGAAAATAAAAGAACGAGTGGGAACATTAAAGGAGAGAAACAATGGGAATCATTTCTACCGTTCGTGATTTATTTACACGAAATATGGCATTCAGTGATGCTTATGTTGCAAAAATGGGACAGCCTAAATTTAAAAGCTGGAGCGTTCAAAAAGCAGTCAAAGACGGCTATATCGCTTCAGGATGGGTTTATCGTGCTGTCCGCCTTATTACTGATGCTGCCAGTTCCGTTCCATGGAAAGTAATGGGCGAAGATGGAGAGTATATCTCTGACCATCCTCTTCGAAGACTTTTTAAATATCCTAATCCGCATATGTCTTCGCGCCAATTGATGCGGTTAATAATTTCATGGCTTGAACTGAGCGGGAATTCTTATCTTTATAAAAACAAAATAGGAATGTCTACGAAAGAGCTTTGGCCTATTTCTCCCGACCGGATTGCTCCAATGCCTTCAAAGACAATAGATGAATGGCTCAAAGGCTATGCCTTGGATGGGAAAAATGCTATCGCATATGAGCCAGAACAAATTATTCATCTAAAATTTATGGATCCTGGAGATCCTCTTCTTGGAATCTCTCCTCTGGAAGCGGCACGTCGCGCGGTAGATGTTGATGTGGATCAACAAGGATGGACGAAATCTGCGATGCAAAATCGCGGTGTTATGGATGGCATTTTTTCTTTTGAGAAAACTTTCAAGAATATGAAAGAAGCGGATGAGGTAAGTGAACGATTAAATGAACGTTATGCAGGAAAGAAAAACGCAAGGAAGATCGGAGTAATTGGCGGAAAAGCAAGTTATAACAGGATAGGCATGACGGCTATTGAAATGGATTATATGAATAGTCGTAAATTTAACAGGGAAGAAATTCTTATCATCTTCGGCGTTCCGCCTATTTACGCTGGAGCAATGGAAAGATCAACATATAATAACTACACAACAAGTGAACTCGTTTTTTGGTTTTCTACTGTCATTCCTCTTCTGGATGACATATCAGACATGCTTAGTTTTTCTCTTCAAGATGAATTGGCAGATGGAGAGAAAATAGCGGCAGATATTTCCCAGGTTCCTGCTATCCGTATGGCTATGGAAAAGAAAGCACAAACGGCAAAAGTCCTACATGATATGGGTGTTCCTTTCGAACAAATAAATCGCGTTTTCGAATTTGGTTTCGAAGAATTTGAAGGTTGGGATAAATCTCTTATTAATACTTCGACTAAAAATAAAAAGGAAGAAGTTAAAGAACTCATAGATACAAAGGAAGGTCGTGCAGCATTAGTGCAAATTATAAATGCGGATGGTAATTTTATCAAAGCAAGTGAAAATGGAGTGCGCTCATTGCCGCTTGATTTAACTAATTCAATGCGTTCAATAAAAAAAATTAATAAGTTTACTCTCGTAGAAAAAAGAAATTTCGAAGATGAAACAATTGAAAGAGAAAGAATTATCAAAGAGGAGATAGCTCCTAAAATTATTAATATCTTCGAAGACACTCGTGATGAAATTGCAGAAAGCATGGCAAGGACGGGGACAGATAAAGTAAAAACGGCTCAAGCTATTATCTTCGACCATTCAAAAGATTTCGAAGATGTTTTGCGCGAAATCTATATGGATTTTGGTTTGAAATTTGGGAAAGATATTGTAGTTCAAAGACAAGAAATTTCGGATGAACTTGAAGCAATGCTTAATCAATATTTAGATGAAGAAGCGGTTTTGTTCGAAGAAGTTTCTGCAATCAATAAAACTTCTTCGAGCCTCATTACGGATTTAATAGAAGATAGCCTTGAAAATGGAATGTCCACAACGCAATTACAGCAAGCCATTATGGACGTTGGAGTTTTCTCTCCCGGTCGAGCTTTAACTATCGGTAGAACCTCACTTGGAACTGCTCAATCAATTGGGCAATGGCATTCCGCTTATCTTACTGGAGCAACTCATAAAACATGGATAACGGCAGTATTTGATGTCCGAGAAGAACATACCGAAAGAAGTGGAGAGAAAGTTAGGATCAGTGATACATTTTCTCCGAAATTTGGTATGTCTATCGGCCCTCGCTGGCCTTTAGATAATCGCTTGGTCGCGGCGGACAGGGTTAATTGCCGCTGTTCGATGAGCTTTAGCATAGAGGATTAAAAAAATCTTTTTAAAAGGAGAAGAAAAAAAATGAAAAACAAAAAAGTATTGAATCGAAGTAAAGTTGTTGGAATTCGCGGTATGGAATTCCGCCCTATTGGGGAAGTGCGTTCAGTTATTGAAGAGGAAGGCATTGTTGAAGCTTACCTTACGAAATGGAATACTGTCGATTCATATAATTCTACTTTCAAGCGTGGTGCTTTCAAAAAGACTTTTAAGGAACGGCAAGGAAAGATCCGTCTTCTTTTTAATCATCAAACACTTTGCGGGAAAGTCCTCGAAGCAAAAGAAGATTCAGTTGGTCCTTTTGTTCGTTGTCAATTCAATATGGATACTACTGCCGGGAAAGATGCTTTTGCTCATGTTCGCGCCGGAGATGTTGATGCTTTTTCTTTCGGTTTTAATGTTACCAAATCAGGAAAGCGTGAAGGTATAAGAGAAATTCAAGAAGTAATTTGTATGGAATGCGGTCCTGTTATCTTTCCGGCAAATGAAGAGGCTTCCATCGTTGCTTTCCGCACTTCACTGGAAGAAGCTGGACGCATTGTTATTGACCCTGATGAAGAGGAGGGAGGTGAAGAAGAAAGAGCAGAAGACTTTGATGATACACTCGAAGATAATCTTCTTATGGGAATGGGATGGCGTTTGATTACTGCGCTTGATGAAACGCTTGATTCGTGTTGGTGGAATAGCTCTGATTCTGATGAAGTAATTTCAAAGTTGGATGAAGCAATTGCAAAGTTTCAATCTTCTTATCTTCAGTGGGCGAGAGATTTTACTTCTCGTTTCTGGGATGGTGAATCGCGCAGTTTTCCTTCGACAAACATGCTTATCAGCATGATGAGTAAATATGGCGGCGATCTGGAAGATATTGCCAAACGTACAAGTTTTAAAATCGAAGAACTCGAAGAATTGCGTCATGGCAATATTCTACCCATTGAAAGCCGAAGTAAACTGGCAGAATTGCCTCAACCTGTATCCGACGCGCACCATCAGCGTCGCTGTGAAAAGATCGAAGAATTGTGCACTGAATTTCGTGCACGAGGTTTCAGCAAAGTAGAAAAAATGCGATTCGGCGCTTTGCTTGGCTTAACCACAATCGAAGATGTTCGTTCTAACCCGGAAGAGATCGATGATGAAGCTGCTTCAGAATTGCGCAATCTTTGCGAAACCCTGGAAAACTTTTCTTTTACCACTCACAAAAAAGAAAAAGAAAACACTCCTGATCCGGAGAAGTAATTACTTCCACCAATCGGAGCCGTTTCATTTTCAATTTTGCTGAGCCGGCAGGAAAGTTTTTACAACAACCAAACCAAACTAAATCATTTTTTTTAAAAGGAGAAGTAAAACATGAAAGAAGAAATTCGCAAACTTACCGATTCCATCAATAAGCAGTTCACCGAGTACCGTGAAGTAAACGATCAGCGGCTCGAAGAACTCGAAACCCGAACTCAGGCAACTGCCGAAACCACCGAAAAATTGACAAAGATTGAATCTGATCTTACCGAGACGCGTGAGCAGCTTACTGAGGCTCTGAAGAAAATGAATCGGCCGAAAGTTGAAACGCGTGAAGGCAAGGTAGAAGAAGTTACCGAAGAGGAATTGGAGCGTCGTAGTGCTTTCATTTCTTATCTTCGTCATGGTCTCGAAGACATGCAGGTCGAAGAAAAACGCGCTTTGTCTTCGGCTTCCGATGCGGATGGTGGCTTCCTGGTGCCTCCTTCTTTCGAATCCGGCATCATCATGAACGCTTACGATCTGGCGGAATTCCGGCCCCTCGCGCAAGTTGGCACCACCGGAAGGGATATGGTTTACCTTGGTGCTTTGAGTAAACCTTCCGTTGCATGGGGTCGCGCAAATTTGGCCGTTTCGGCAGGGGATCTTACTGCCGGAGCGCGTCGCTTGGCGATTCATGATCTTCGAGCGCTCGTTCTTATTCATAATAATACTCTGGATGATTCCGATGCAAATATTATCGGAGAAATTCAAGACGCTTTCGGTCGTGCATGTGCGGAAGCAGAAGATGATGCGTTCCTGGTTGGAGCAGGTGATGACAACCCGATGGGTGTCATGCAGAATACTACCGTTCAGGCCAACTATGCCGCTTCCGGTGTTGCTGCTGCCCTTTACGATTCCAGCAATAATGGCATTGATGCTTTGATTACTTGCTATTACAAAATCAAGAAGACTTACCGAAAAAATGGTACTTTCTTCTTCAATAGCAATACGGAAGCAGTTATTCGAAAGCTGAAAGATAGCGATGGTCGTTATCTGTGGCAGCCTCCTGTCCTTGCAGGTGATCCGCCTACTCTCCTTGGAAAACCTGTTATTAATCCAGAAGGCATGGCTGATATTGCTGCTGGAGCTTTCCCCATTGGTTTCGGAGATATTCGTGCAGGATACAAAATCCGTGACCGGCAAGGCCTCGTGGTTACTCGTCTTCCGGAGCGTTATGCGGAATACGATCAGACAGGCTTCATTGTGAAGAAACGTGTCGGTGGCATGGTTACTTTGGCCGAAGCCTTTGCTTGTGTGAAGATCGCCGCGAGCTAAATCCAGTATTGGTAATGGTTAACGGGAAGACTTTGGTTTTACTTTCCTCTTCCCGTTGTTTAAAATAATCTTTCAAATAATCTTCTATCAAACATTTTAAAAAGGAGAAGTAAATCATGAAAATGGATCTTGCGAATTATACTTTCGCCGAAGCGATCGCTGCTGCTTCCAAAACTGCTGCTGCTTATAATGGTACGACCGTTGATCATAAAAATGGTCCGGCGGCAGCTTTTATTCTCAACGTTGGAACGTTTGCTACTTCCTGCGTTATGAAATTGCAATACTCTGAAAACGACAGTGATTGGACTGATGAACCGGACACTACTGCCGGGAATACTGTCAGCGTTACTTTGACAACTGCCGGAACGGGCATTGTCTACGTTCCAAATCCGCGCGCTCGTTATTCCCGCGTGGTTCTTACTCTTGGAGGCACTTCGGTTGTTTCGGTTGTTTCTGCTGTTGGACCGAAACCTTCGGTTGGCCCGTAAGAAGTAAATTGAGTTTCCCGTGTCCAAGTGTTTAACCCTTCCTCCTTGGGAACACGGGACGGCGTCCGAGCGTTTGCCTCGGCGCTCGGACGCCATTTACTTCTTCAGAGGTAGATAAGGGAGAAAATCATGCCAGAAGATTTCGGGCCTCAAAAGATTAGTGTTAAGATGTTGAAAACTATGCCTGGAAGTGAAGACGGTTGCGAAGTAAAAATCTATGAAGAGGGACAGTATTACTTCATGGATAGAAGTTTGGCAAATGTCTTTATTGAAAATGAATGGGCTCAACGTCGAGTGCGTAAACTTGAAAGGGTTGAAAAGGAAAAAGCAGAAGCAATAATCGAAGTAAAAGAAGAAAAGCCGAAAGAAGAAAACCTTTCAAAACCACCTTCAATTCAGGATTCAAAACCTCGCGAATGGATTGGACGCACTTTGAGAGCCGTTGAAACAGGCGAATTAAAAATGGTTGAATCGGCAAGGGGAAACCAAATTTTCTTCGAAGGCGAAGATGAAGGGGTTGACTATCGAACGGTTCGGAAAACAATGGAGGCAATTTAAAAAATGACTCTCGAACTCGTTACTTTCAATAAAGTTAAAGATTTCCTTCAACTTGAGAGAGAGGAGAGTAGTTATCCAGAATTAGCTATCATTGCGCCTTCGGTTGTTTCAGCGATAGAAAATTTTATTGGAAGATTTTTAGAACAAAAGGAAAGAACCGAAGAGTTTTTAATTGGAAGTATTGCTACCCGTTTCATTGATTTAAAAGGCATTCCAATTGTTTCCGTTTCTTCTGCTTCAGTTACTGAATTGGGAGATAGTGATACGCTTACTGAAAATGAAGACTTTATAATTTCAAACGGTGGCATTGAATTACTTTATACTTCCTTTAAAAGATGCAAAGTTTCCGTTACTTATACTGGAGGTTATGCTGCCGATAATGTTCCAGAAGATATTCAAAGGGCGGCATTACTTCAGACAGTTTATGAGTATCAATCAAAAGATTATGTTGGGGCAAGTTCAGTTACAACTGAAGGTGGTTCAATTCAACGCCCTCCAATTGGTTTGTTGAAAGAGGTTCGAAGACTTTTGGATAACTACAAGCATCCGGCGCAAATAGTATGATACAAGCGGAAATTAAAAATCTTCGAGAGATCGATGAGTATTTGGATACACTTCCAGAGGAAACCCTTGGAGATGTTAAAAGGGTTTTTGGAAAGTATATTCTAAAGGCTCACGCTATTGTTCAAAGAAATACTAAATGGAGGTTAACGAAAAGAACAGGTGCCTTATCAAGAAGTATTCAAACTCAAGTTAGTGGCACAAGCCTAAAAGATGTCAATGCTTCTATTTTTTCAAAATTCAAAGTAGGTGGTGCGGAAGTAATTTATGCGCCAATTCATGAATATGGCGGAACAATCAATGCGATAAATAAATACGTGAGAGTTCCTGGTGGCCCATATTTAAATATTCCAACCGCTTCAAATAAAACTCCGGCTGGAGTTATGATTCTTTCGGCAAGGGAAGTATTTATGGCGACCGGTTATGTTCGAAGAACAAGCACAGGAAAGTATGGAGTTTTCATTATGAATACAATGATGTTTGTTCTTGTAAAAAGAGTTCATATCCCACCTCGTCTTGGAATGCGAACGGCAGTAGATCGGCAAATTTCTCCGATGCTTAGGGAATTGGTCGACACAATAGGAGAAGAGTAATGGGCGATACACTTGTTACAACAATCCTTGACGAAATAGAAAATCGCCTTGGAAACATTACTACTGCAAATGGTTATTTTTCTTCCGTTGATGGCGTTATCGATCGTGGGAAATTAACGCCTTGGGATGGGAAAGACCTTCCAGCGATAAACCTTTGGTCGACTGGTTTTGATAACGGAAGATCAGAGTATGGAGATGAATTAAGACAGATCAAAGTATATATTGAAATTCATGATAAAACTCGTGATGAAAATTTTGTAGATGTTGCCAATAAACTCGCGGCCGATGTAGTCACGGCAATATGCCGTTCAACTGCCGCTCCAAAAGTTTCAGATGATCCTTCTCATGATCTTGGAAGTATAGTCGAAGATATACTTCTTGATGCTGTAGATATGATAATTGGAGAAGGGCAAGCACCCTTTTGTGGAGCACTCTGCCGCTTTACAGTAACAGTTCGCGCAAGTCTTATGGACATGTTTAACATAGTAAACATATGATAAAATACGGCACGATGCTTACTTACCCTCCTCTTCAAAAGGAAAGACTTTATCGAATTTTAAAGGGACAGTATTGCGGAGGAGTAATTACGAATAGGAAAGATATTATTGTTCGAACTGCGCCATGCTTTTTTTATATGGTAGGAATAAAAATTAAATTTATCGAGGCCTATAAAATAACCCGAGTAATAAAAAGGAGGAAGGGATGGGAAAGAAAAAAGCGAAACAAATTAAACTTTCGGTGTGCATGATTGTCAAAGATGAAGAAAAGAATTTACCTCGTTGCCTTCAAAGTTTTATGCCCATCAATAGTTTTTGTGATCAATTGATAGTGGTTGATACTGGAAGTAAAGATTCAACAATCGATATTGCTAAAAGCTATGGAGCAGAGATTCATCATCTTCATTTGGAAGAATGGAATTTTTCAAAAGCAAGAAATCATTCAATATCTTTCGCAAAAAATGACTGGATTCTTATTATTGATGCAGATGAAGAAGTTATTGGTGAAGTACATGAATTTCGTAAATTGAAAAAAGAATTGGCGAGCCTTAAAAATATTCATGCTGTAAGTCTTCGTTTAGTAGATATGATAAGTGGTAAACCACCTATGAATGCAAATTCTCTTCGATTGTTTCGAAGAAATTATATTCATTATGAAGATATTGTTCATAACCGTCCGGTTGTTAGTGGCGGCAATCGGGCGATTGCATATTCTGGAAATTTACATATAAAACATTATGGCTACGATTTATCTCCAGAAGAAATGAAAGGAAAATACAATCGTACTGTAAGTCTTCTGAAGAGGAGATTGGAAAAAGATCCAGAAGATATTCAAGCATATTTTTACCTAAGTCAAGTTTATGGTTTTTACAATGATGAAGAAAATTGCCTCAAATGCAGTCGGCTTTATTTGGAAGGCGTTAAACGGCAAAAGTTGGAAAGGAAAGATATTAATGAATCTGTATATGCTTTGATAATAAATATGCTAATCAAGAAAGGAGAGATGAGAGAAGCATTTCAATATTTAATTCAGGCAATAACTTTGATGCCGCTTGATTTAGACATCGCCTACGCTCAAATACTTTATGGAGTTAGAGCAGATGACCATTTCCAAATACTCACTGGAGTTTATAGATTTATTCAAAATTACGAAAACTTTAATAGTGAAGAAAATGTTGTTGATAGAGGAAGCCGTTTTGTTTTTAATTATACTAACCATCATCTTGGAATGGTGCTTTACTACGGAAGTCATTTCTTCATGCATTATGGTATGAATTGCCTTCAGGCATTTGATAATATTTTAACGCAAACCAACTCCCTTAAAGAGGAAGAAAAGTCTTTGAAGGAGAGTTTGCTTGAAATAGGAATTAACTGGACACGTAAACAACATCAAACAAAGGAGAAGTAAAAATGGCTCAATCTAAAAATGCTTTGATTCAGATTGAAACCGGTCAAAACCTTGTAGCTTCCCAGGCGATGTCCGATTCCGGAGATCAAACAGTATTTAATGTTTCCGGCGGAACTATCTTTTCTGGGAAATCCGGTTATTCTGCTTCGGTTAAACCGAACGGCATTGTTACCGGATCAAATCTTCTTTCAACTCATGCCAGTAACGATACCGTTACTATCGCCGCTTTTACTGCTTATTCGAAAGGAGTATTGCAATCTGTAAGCGCGACCACTGGAACCATTACGAGGCCTACAACTGATAATCTTTCACAAGTTTTTTCTGTGACAATGGCTTCTGATGGTTCTATTGAAACGGTTGAAGGCACTATCGGTACGGATACCAATTTCTCTGAAACTCGTGGTGTCGCCGGTGGACCACCTCTTATCCCTGTCAATTCGGTAGAAATTGGTCAGGTGCGAATTATTTCCAATACGGCAGCTACTATTACTACAGATGAAATCAAACAGGTTCCTTCTGTTCATACTGAAATTTCTACTTATCCAAATTGGACTGTCAATAATATCGGCGAAGGAAGTAATGCTTCTGCTTCCGCGAAGAAAAATGCTTTTGTAGAATTTGATTCAGCTCTTCCTAATGACCATGTTGGTAGCATTCCTAAAAGTGTTTACATTGAATATTATTCGCCGATTTTTTCTTCTTTGCAATTGTCGAAAGAATTTGTTCCGGTTGAAAATTCTCATTCTGTCTCTTCAGAAGAGTTTTATGGGAATAAATCAATTGCTTCGGTTTCGTCTTCTATCGGGCAGGGTTCTTTTCAGGTTGTTGCCAGTGATGGTATCACTGATACGCTTGTCAGAGAAAAAGATGAAATCCTTACTGTCAAATTCTTTCAGGATCGTAACAAGGCTCCTTACCTTCTCACTCAGGGAACCGTTGGCTTGTCTCGTTCTTTCCCTGTTGACGGTCAGGCAATGATTAATGCGACAATTTCTTCGGAAGTAATTTCTGCTGAATTTTCCAGCTAATAATTAAATTCCCAAGGAGGGACGAGGCATGAAGTTTAACGAAGAAGTTTTCAATCAGAAGATTGAAGGTGTAAAACTCAGGGAAGATACTATCGAAGTAATCAATCCTTCTCTTAAAAAATTGTTTACTCCAGAGGAAGGGGAAGATGAAAATTCCCCTCCCTTCTGGAGGTGCCGTCAATTAACCGCGATAGAAATTGCCCTTGTCAATCAACAAGTAGAAAATTCAAAGAATACAGATCAACTAATCGAAAGGCTTTGGAGTAATTATTCGAAAGAAAAGATAAACGCAATCAAAAATATTATAGGTTTTGGAGAGCCTGAAATAGATGCTTCTGGAGAACCGGAAGTACTTCCAGAAGATTATATTCGAAGAATGTATGTTGCGCTTTATGGACTGATTGATCCAAAGCCTACTGATATTCAATGGGTTAGAAAATTCGCAAGAAATTGGCCTCAAGAATTCATGATGATTTCTACGAAGATTTTAAGTTTGACAGGGTTTGGTGCAAGTTTGGGGGAGTAGCAAGGCTCTGGGCGATGCCGCGAGTTCAGGCTGCAATGGAGTATTGCCAAAGAGCCATTTATGGAGGGGGAATAAGATTCCTCTACGAAGTAATTCCAGACTTGCTTCCTTATAATTTTTTAACTCCAATAGAAATTCAATTGTGGATTAAATTCGATAAAAAACGGGGAGAGAAAAATGGCTGACGTTAGGAAGACAATTGAAATTCTCTTTCGTGGTGTAGATCAAACTTCAAATGTCGTCCAAGATATTTCTGGAAACATTGATAGTTTTGCTTCCAATGTTGGTAAACTCTCCGGTCCATTGGCTGACCTCGCCAACAAAGCACTCCTGACTGAAGGAGCAGTATTAGGCCTCGCGGGTGCTTTTGTTGGCGTGGCTTACCATGCCACCGAACAGTTTGAATCTGCTCAGCTTGATCTTCAAAAAGTAATGACTGATACCGAAGGTAATGTAGATGATTATAATGAAGAGATTTTTCGTTTATCTTCTACATATGGTCGTTTAGCAGGGGAAGTACTCGGCGGCGTTACGAATTTCAAATTGGCAGGTTTTACAATGGAAGAATCTGTTGGCTTGATGGAGGAGTCAACAAAACTTCTGATAGCAGGTGATATTGATGCCGCTCAGGCTACGGAAATATTGGTCGCAACGCTGAAAGGTTTTAAGGCTCCTGCTTCTGAAGCCGCAAGAATAACCGATATTTTAAATGAAGTATCAAATAGATATGCTACCAATGTTCAAGAACTCGGCATTGGTATGGCTCATCTTTCCCCTATTGCTTCCCTCATGGGTTTCTCTTTCGAAGAAACTGCCGGTATCCTAACTCCAGTTATTGAAATTTTTCGTTCAGGTAGTGAAGCATCAAATGCTTTGAAAGTTGGTTTGTTAAAACTCCTTGATGATGCTAAACCCGTTAGGGATGCGCTTGCCAATTTGGGTGTCGCACAATATGATGCCAATGGTCATCTTCGATCGGGTAGGGATATTCTCTTTGATGTTGGAAACGCATTTCAGTATGCGAATGAAAATGATAAGTTATTTCTTGCAAGCCAATTAGTCGGCGTAAGACAGGCCGGTCGTATGATCGAAGTATTCAATGGCCTTTCAAAATCTACCGAAATCACTGCTGTAGCTTTGGGCGCTGCCGGTTCGGCAATGAAAGAAGTAAATATCAGATTATCTTCGATAGAAGTAGCAGGTGATCGTGCCGCTGTAGCTTTCAATAATTTACTCATTGCAGTTGGCGAGTCAATGAAAGAAGATTTAACTTCGATGATAAATTCTTTCACTGAACTTGGCATTGCAATTACAGGCGCAATTAATGAAGGGAAATTTGATAATCTTATTGGAATAATTATTCCAATAATAAATGATATTGAAAATCTCTTTTTAAATATGGCGGAAAATATTGGGGATGTACTTTCCAATATTGATTATGACAATTTGGCGGCAGCTATTGGAAATCTTCGAAACGAAGTAATAGAAGCATTTCAAGCAATTTTTGGAGATATTGATTTAAATACTGCTCAAGGCTTAGAAGATTTTATTCAGAAGTTAATTGATGGCTTTACAGCTTTGACCAGAATAACAACTGAAATCATAGATATTTGGCAACCACTTTTGGAAATGCTTGGAAGAGGGATAGATACTTTTGTTGAAAGCGATAAAGAGGTTCAAGACTTCGCTGGAACAATTCTCGGGCTTGGTCAGATCGTAGATAAAATTGTTAAAAATATTGACATCTTTACAGGCTCGCTTAATCTTCTTGGGATAAGTCTTTCGGTTATTGCGACAGGGAAAATTAGTTCAGCAGTGATAAATAATTTTTCTTCCATTGCTACTGCTGCAACGAAAGCAGGAACGGCAACTACTCTCCTTGCTGGAGCTGGAGCTTCTTTTGGAACAGGTTGGATGGTTGGTTCTACTCTTCGCCTTGCTTTTCCGGTCATAGATGAATGGACTCAGAAGATGTGGGCGGGAATAGATTCAGTTGTGAATTTCACAGGAACACAAGGTGAACAACAAGAATCACTTGAAGAAACGAAGGCAAGACTTCAAGAGAATTTAGAAAAAGTTGAAGAGTACCGAAAGAAAATAGAAGAAGCGGATGGTGGAAAGATTGAAACAATCATAGAAGTAGTAGCGACTGGAGCGGATGCAGAAATAGTAAAAGGAATGTTGGATGGCAGTATTGATCGCGAAACTGGTTTGCCAAGTTGGGCTGCCGGTCTTGAAGTTCCTTGGGTTTTTAAACCCGAAGTAAAAGATGAAGATATTGAACAGTTTAAGAAAAAAGTTGGAACGGACATACTTGAGTGGTGGGATGAAAAAGGTGAATACCATACGATGGTTGTTGATGCGGATACAAGTAAAGCAAAAGAGGAACTTGAAAGTATTCCAACTGAAAAGGAAGTATTGCTTAGAATCGATAGGGAATACGATCTTGCTCTTGAAAAGATAAAACAGGATTCTGAAATTATTCAAGCGCAAATGGAATTCGAAGCAAAATTAAATATTGCGCAAATTGAAGGTCAGGTAGAAATAATCAAAGCAGCATTTGATTCAGTAAATGTAGGCATTGAATCGACTGGTGAATTAATTGGAAATATGCTTGGTATTTGGTCCAATGCTTCTTTGAGTGATAAATATGATCTTGAAAGAATGATAGAACGCGAATACGACTTACGCGAAAGAGAATTTGACTTGCAGGAAAAACTTGCAAATTCCAAGATACAACTTGAATCGGCAAAAGAGAAATTCTTTTTAGGCGAAGGTGGGGAAGCAATTATTACTATTGAAACGAGCGAAGTATATCCTGAATTGGATATGGTTATGCTCGAACTAATAAAACGGGCTCAAGTCAAAGCAACTGCTCTCGGTTTGGCTACCTTATTAGGTGTTCAAGAAGCATAAGGAGAAGCAATCATGGTTCACGTTCAAACTACCGTCTATGATTCGCAAGGTTATTTTTCAATGGAAGAAAATCGTGCGGAAAGTATTCTCCAAAAAGCAAGTGTAAGACTTCAAAGAGATAAACTTCTCGATGGAAGCACTTTCTTAAAAAATCATGGCTATGC